GAAAGAAATTTCTGAAGTAGAAGATGTCAAATTCGGGGAAACCTTAACATGTAATGATGATGGCAATCCCGAGCCAAGCCTTAATTCAAGGAAGGTGTAGAGACTTGACGGCATCCATCTAAGTTAATCAGATGATTGATATGATGAAGAGAAAGTCCAGACTACAAACGAATATCTATTCGGTAATGAAAGTTATAGTAGTAAGAAAATCTCTCGGCTTAACAGCTATGAGGGTTCAAGTCCCTCCAGTCGCACCATATTCTCCTTGGTTAGGGAGATAGAAGCAAGGCCTCATAACAGCCTCCTTAAACTGGGTTAGCCCACCAGTGCTTCGAAACGGGCTTCATTTTGGAAAAATTTACCCTTTTGGGTACCTCATTGCTTGCGCTTTGCAGAAAATGGTAGTATAATATTTTCTGTATGAATAGACCTTAGACCCCTTGGGGTATTCTGGCCCGCACCAGAATGGTCTGAATTAATATGATAGGCGTTGCGGGGCGCTAAGCGTAATGAGGAATTTTTCATGGCTCTTGATCCTACTATTCTCGATGCGGTAGCGAACTACAACTTCAAATCCAATGCCGAGCGTGCAACCCAGAACATGGATGCACACCAACAACGTCTGCAGCTCCTGGCTGAAGCCTCTTTGGCCCAGCAGCTGAATCGGATGAATTCTCTTGATCCCGAAGAAGCAGCCGCAATTAGCGGGGTAGTCTCTTCAGATCTTGCCGAGAAAATTGGTGAGCTCAGCGGCGCGGTTGCGTCTGCGCAACAGTTGATGAAGGGTGCTCAAACCACTCTGCCTGAAACTGGCCAAGGTTAATAGCTGAATCAAATATTAGGATCTATTTGCCTAATCTATTACTCTTAAAAATAGTGGGAGCTTCGGCTCCCATTGTTTAGGAGATTATTTAATGGACGTGCAACAAATGATGGCTGAATTTCAGGCCCGCCATGAAGAAGCCGTCAGACAACATGAAGCAACCCTTGCTGCAGCTCAAAAACAATACGAGCGATCAATAGCACAAGCTACCTCAGATTTCAAGTCTATCTTAGCAGAGTCTGAAGCTCTTAAGGTAGAAACTCAGAATCAACCTGATTCAGCACCCACGGCTACAATTCCTTCTCCAGCAACAGAAGAGATTCCTGCTGCTGCATGGATAAATGCTCCAGATGGTGAAAAAATGATGGTACTTAATAAACAAGCTGCTATAATGTTCTTAGCTATCTTCTCTAAATTAGAAGAGGTAGCTAAAGAATTGGAGAAGCTTACACCTAAGAAGCGTCGTTAATTTCAGGAGATATACCGTGGCAGATAAAGAAGTTGAAATCATCAAGAAACCCCATTATTTTGAAATAGTAATGAACAGTACTAGTGATGTAGATGGAAAAATCTATCTTAATCAAGAAGTAGTAGTTAGAGAGTATGCATTTACTCCATCAGAACTAACTGCAAAACAAATGAAAATGTCTAAAGATGTAATTCCCAGTATTCTTTCATCTTTTGATGAAATGAGTTTACCTCTTCAAGAAGAAGGCATGAAACAAATGGCAGATGCTTTGGAAGCTGATAACAAAGAAGCTCCAAAACCTACCGGAAAAAAGTAACATTTGAAAAAACTGCTCACGGAGTGGTGTTTACTAGCTCTATTCGTTGGAGCTATGCACTACTTCGTGACATTTTCGACTTGCTGGTTTATAAATAATTTAAAGAATAATTCCAATTCTAACCCTATATCTCAAATTGAACTTATAAAAATATCTCAATTAGAGACTAAAGAAGTCTATAAAGGCTATTATCAAAATATACAAAATTTCTTAAAAAATTGAGGAATTGAATGTAACTAATATAGGAGATATACTCTAATGTCTGCATGGGATAAAGTAGAAGTGGATAGAGAATTATTTGTAATAATAAATTTTGTACTAGAATCATACGAGCAAGAAACTAAACGACTCAGAAATCTCTGTCTGGCTTTTAATGCAGATGCTTCTCTTCTAATGAGTATTCCGAATACTAGTGAGAAGTATGCTAATGAGATTTTTGAGTTGTTAAATACTCAATAATACAAACTCCCAATAGCTCAACCGGATAGAGCAACAGCCTTCTAAGCTGTAGGTTGTAGGTTCAAGTCCTACTTGGGAGGCCAATTCAATGAAGGAGTTATATATGCTTTTTGTAACATTACCCTTAGTTGGTGAGCAAGGAGATAAAAAAGGAAAGTTTCGAATAAATTTAAAAGAAATAGTAGCTTACCATGAATTCTCTTCTGGTACTTACTCTGATATTCGTTTCATAAAAATTTTTACTACTGGAAGTCAAGTTTTTAGGACTACGATTGATATTAAAGAATTCGATAAACTAATAGATTCAGCCAGGAGTGATTGGCTAGAAGCTGCAAAGATGCGAGTGAATTAATGGCATTTCGTTCAAATCCCCTTTATCAGCCAAGAATACTTTTTCTATATATACCTAGAGAATATCATACATTAAATCAAAAGGAAGAAGCATGGTTAAAACCTATAATTGTTCAGGAATTAAAAGAGCGTGGTTATTCAGAAGAAAATTTTACTGGTCTAGAAGAAATAAGTTTTCGTGAGTACTCATCAGTAAAATATGAAGATATGCAAATCTGGACCTATGATATGCCACATTTCCCACATTCTAGTGTAGTTAGAATTGCAAAGTATCACGGTATCTATCTAAGAAATATGTCATTTGCTTCTTCAAAATTAATAGACAGAAAGCCACAATATAAAATGGTAGTAGCAGGTACATATATAGGAATGTTTAAATGGATTCGTCAGTTAAAAGGTTTAGTAGTTCTTTTTTACAGAGATGATTACTTCTCTAACATGGCAGCAAGGGGAGTGATTAAAAGTGAGCCTGATTATCGGGCTTGGGATATTGATAAACAAACGGAGGTGAGTCTAATCTATGACAAAGATACAAATCGAGTAGAAACTAAACCAATCTAATTTTCAATTAAATAGGGAGTGTATTATGATTAAGGATATCGATCGTGAGATCCTTGAATCACTTGGAGTCGAAGATCCTGAACAATTTGACCAGGAACTTCAAGACATTTTAATAGATATGGTCGTTGCAGAAAGAGAACTAAGAGCTTGTGCAAAAGAGATCATAGGAGAAGATCAGTCTGAAGTACATATTGATTATCAAGACTGGAAGAAATTTACTTTACAACACGATAGATTAAATGCCTTATTTGAAAGGTGTACAACAATCGGTAAAGGCTTACATTAGCTAATAATAATCAAGCCTGAAAAGAAAACCCATTAGAGTGAAAAACTAATACAGCCCCTTAGAGCAATTCTGAGGGGTTTTATTTACTTAGCCGGAGATATTTATATCTATGAAACCTAAAGTGGTAAAAAGACAAGAAGCCCTAGAACGCTTAAGAAGATCCTTATGGGAGAATTCTAAGGCTAAAAGAAAGGGTACAAAAACAAAAGAGGAGTGGGAAACTTACAAAGAGGAATTGATGGAGAAATTGTCATGACTATACACAAAATTTCATTGGCTCTTTACACTAAACTGAAAGCAGATTTTGGAATGAAAGATATGTTGGATCAAGTGTGTTATTACACAATAGATGATTCAATGTTAGAGGATCCATTGCAAAAAGCTTTTTTGGAAGAGTTAATCAGAACTTATGAAGCCAAAGAAAAATTAAAAGAGGAACTTGATACTCTTTCAGAAGTAGAAGCTTTAGATTTTATAAAAAATGCTAAGGCTGCAGAAGAAACATTAGCAAATTATAATAAAGAAAAACCAAAAAAGAAGAGAAGAAAAGGATCAAGAACTGGACATACACAAAAAGCTCCTGCAACAGCTAGACTCATTCGTGATAAAGGATTTTCTAATCATCCTTATGAAAAAGGGTCTCCAAATGCATTAGCAAATGAAATTATAGGTATGTACTTGCCTTATTTTGGAACTTCTATGGTTAGAAAAGATTTAACAGAAATACTTGTAGATCATGCAAAAACACATGAAGAATATTCTAATTTGTTAACTCACAACCGTATTCCTTGTGCAATTTCTAATCATGTTCGAGATAACTTGCTAAAAGTATCTAAAGAATAAAACTAATCAGTTATGAAATAAAAGCTCCTTCGGGAGCTTTTTTATTTGGAGGATTAAATGCGTTCAGATAGTCTGATAACTATGCGTGGTAGGATAGTTTATGTAGAAGATTTAAATATGGGGAGGATGTCTGTAACAAATGATATTGAAAATGTAGTAGATAAAGTCTTTGAGCAAGTATCTATCAATGATATCGATGGAATTATTTATAGAGACAGTGATGGGGTATTCGATGCTGTTATCTACGATTCAAACGGTAAATTTAAAGATTTTCTTTTACTAGGTAGTGTAAGTAATTTACAAGAAGCAATCAAGAGGTATGAAGAACTGAAATGAAAATATGTGCAACTTGTAGGAAAGAATTGAGATGTGAGAAGAATGGTGTCTATGCACTCTATGATCATGGGCATGCATATCCAGGAGATTTGTTTAGATGTCCTACTTGTGCTACTAAAACAATACTCTGTAACGAGGCACCTGTTCAATTGAGTGAAATTGAAATTTCTAGATTTATGAGTGAAGGTCTGATTATTAGGATGAAGTAAGGAGCATTACCATGGCAAGACTGTGTAGAAGAGATTTAGAATGCATGAAAAAAGATGAGTTGATTGATCGACTCATGGCTGCTAATAGAGAAACTTACCGCCAGGAGAAGACTCTTCAAGAATTAGTAGCTGCTAATAAGAAGCTTAGTGAGTCAAATTTAACCTTAAGCAATATCGCTATCCCTGAAGTAAACAACCTGCAAATAAAAGGATTACAAAATGCTGTAATGCAATTGTCTCTTAAACTTGAGAGATATATCTCACCAATCACTGTAAAAGATATTCAGCAAATCCTTGGAATGCCTTTAACTGATGAAGAAAAAGAGGAGATAGCTAATGACACCTGACAATAAAGGACTGGTGAAATTAGATCAAGTGCCTAAATCTTTTATTGGAGGTTTTACTTTAGCTGGATGGCGTACTACTACAGGTAATTTAGTAATGGATTCACATCTCATATCCGATTGGCCTAAGATTGTAGAGTATAAAGGTGTAGAGTATATCTTAGAAGAAATTGAGAGGTATGAGCCAGATGATCGTGGGTGGTCTTTTGAAAATGCTGAATATTGTTAGGAGATAGCTAATGGTAGCAACTCTTGAGTCTGATTGTGTTATTCATAAGTATGAGCTGGCTGTAGCGAATTATCAAGAGATAGATATCCCAGAAGTAGCTCTTTCTCTTACAGTCCAAATGCAGCATAACTCTCCATATTTATGGGCACTTGTAAATAGCACTGTACCAAAAAAGAAAATGAAGATACGGATGTATGCAACAGGACAACCCCTAGATATAGAGGCTTATCGGTTAACATATATAAATACTATATCAATACAAAATGGTAATTTAATATTTCATTTTTTTATAGAGGATTAAACAATGAGTGTACATGAAGAGATTAAAGTAGATTCTATTCAAGAACAAGATAACCTGGTAGATCGATTCTACTATTTTATTTCAATGATGAATATTCTAAATCCACAAGATAGGATCGATCATTCTTCCTGGTCAACTTGTGCTGTGGGAGAATTCTGTCAAAAACTTGAAGGGGATCTTAATGATAATTTAAATTATTTTATAGGAGGTTTGAGTGACAAAGGTATTTTATATGAGGCACAACCGGCCTTTTATAATGCATTAAATCGCAGAGAAGGAATCGGAGAAACTTACAGAGAACTTTATCAGGAAATGCAGAGACTTTGGGTTAAGTAATGTCTGAAGACCCCTCTTCAAAAGAGAAACCTACCAAACAGAAATTAACAGAGTATATGTGCAGGGGGTGTAGAAGATTCTTTTATAAAGAAGTCTACCCTCCTGTAGATAAGCTCTGCCCACATTGTATATATTTAAAGGAATTAAAGAATGATTGATCAAATCCCTGAAGTACCATTGCGCTCACAGCCTATTCGTATGGAGCATAAATTAGACTTTATGGCTGAATATACGAGAATGGTCTTTGCAGATCGCTTGAAAAAGGCCCATGAATCAAGGATGCTTCCCTTTGATTATTTCGAAGAACTTATTGCTATCCATAAAGAGCTATACAAAGATACTTTATATAAAAATGAAGCTTTTAGAACTGTATTTGGATATGAAAGAGAGGCAATAGACGTAATGTATACGTTACAAGGTTCTTATTCTAGACTATGTAAATATAATATTTCTGGAATATCTGGTAATTTAGAAAAAGTGTTCATGATTACTCATCAAGATATAAACAAACAGATGCGCAATACAGTAAGTACAATTGTCCATCGGCTTAATAATACAATTAGACCTGCAAATAAATATTACTTACAATTAAATGATAAATGGGTTAGTACTGATGTAATAGAAAAAAATAAAAAATTTTTCGAAAAATTAGGACCCTATTACTTGGCATCTGGAGACGCTTATTACAAAGATTTTAATATTACAACTAAAAGTAAAAAAGATGGAAGCCCTGCAATCAGGACTTCTTTTAATAAATTTGCTTCTGTCCCTATAAAAGACAGAGCTATTAAATTACGTAAAAAATATTTAGAAATGGAGGAACCTTGGGATAAAGAGGTGGAAAAGTTTTTTACTTTCTTTGAACAATTGTGGTTGAATGTTTATCCAATTAAAACAACTAAACAATTCCAAGAGAGATTAGGTAATGATTTATTTGATATATTCTGTTCAATTACTGGTCTTGGTCAATGTGATGGAAGACAATTAATTTCTCTCGCCCCTATCGACGTTGTCAAGGAAGTGACAGAGTCCTGGAAAAAACAACAATCTATCTAACTAAATCCGGGGTCGAAAGGCCCCTTTTTCTTTTATAGGAGTCATAATATGAATAGTCAAGTAGAAGCAAAAGCACTACTAGTTTTAAAGAAAATAGATCAGTTAGCTATTAGAATAGAACATCTAACTAGAGATCCTAGGGATGAGGTTATACATGCTACTGCTGAAGCTCTAATAGATCAGTTACATACACTAAGTGAAGAAGTCAAATCACTACTTTTTAAGAAGTATGAGGTCAGTGATGAAGAAACGAAAAATTAATAGAGCTAAACAAATTTCTAATGGATGTAAAAATCACGGCTCTTGTGATTATTGTAGGTCTTCAAGGACCTATTCTAATAAACATAGAGCACCAATTGATGAATATAAACTTTACAAGGAGAGGATTAAATGAGTTACCAAGATTTAAATGGCCATGAAAGAAATGTCGCTAAATTAAAAGAAGAATGGTTAGTTTTTAGACTAGTAATGAAACCATATTTTAAAGAATGGCTTAAAGCTCCTTGGAATATGCATCATTATGTAGATCTTTTTGTAGAGAGTGGTAGGGTGTCTAAGAAGCATCCTAATTATCTTATGGGGCACTTCTGGGCTATTTACTTTCCCCTGTCAATATTACTAATAATTCTTTAAGATGGAGATACTAATTTTTCTAGCGGGAGTAGTCACTGGATGGGTACTCTCTATGGCATTCTTTTTATGGATGATTCGATAATATGCCTGAATCTAAACTTCAGAAAAGAAAATCTTTTACACTAGATGAAGCAATAGAGTGGATTTACTCTGTTAAATTGGTTAGTGCAAAAGCAAAAGTAGCGGCTGAATATTTTAACTATGGTAGTAGTAGAGCAGTCTACAATAGAATGAGATATTTAGGCACTACTTGGAGCACTGAAGTAGATCAGGCTAAAAAAGTTACTTTTGAGAAGTTATGGCATGAAAACCCAAACAAGAGTTGCCAGTATTATTGTTATGAGGCTGGTTTCTCAGATGGTCCTGCCTTTTCTAGAGCATTGAAAAGGTGGTATGGAGTTAGCTGGAAATATTTTAAAAATAATCCAGATAGGTATTTAAATATGTAATGCAATTTTTATAACTGAAAGGATTTTTCTATGAATATAGAAGACAGTTTCAATGCACTTATAAGAAGTATAAAAGATCTAAAGAAGTCAGTAGTAGAACTACAAACCTGTAAAGTAAAAGAACTCCAACAAAATACTTGTTGCTTGTGTTTTGTAGATTACACTGATTATCGTGAAATATCTTTTCAAGGGGATATTAAAGGACGGGAGGTAACATTAAAAATACCAATGGCTTATACTAAAAAGGAAGCAATTTGTCCACATTGTATGCGAAAACTAATAAGAAAAGGAAATATCTCTTTCGATTACTATGAGTTTATAGGGAGTGATTTGTAATGAAAACTGGAAGAACAGCTTTTAGTGGTTTTGGATTTGATGATATGATGATTGAAGCTGAGAGACTAGCTGAAGAGAGACGAAAAGAATTTGAGAATATGTCTAAAGAAGAACAAGAGAAATATCTTAAAGAACAGAAAGAGATTGAAGAAGAAGCAGAAAGAATTGTTAAACAACTCCTAGGGTATTGATTATGGAAATAGATACCTTAGATATACTACTACTAATTCTAATTGTCTATACTCTCATTTCAATATTCGTTATCTTTCTTCTTATTAGAAGTATAGATGCATATAAGACAGCTGTAGATGATTACAGAATGGACAATATAGTATTACAATCAAGATTAGGAGAATGGGAGTCTTGGGAGAAAAATCTCCAAGGTTATCGTTTCAAAGGCGATCCTAACAAAGTAGAAAAAATTAACAATCTGATAAAGGAGTTGAAAGAGTATGCAGAAGAATCTTGAATGGGTTAAAGAGCTGTTAGGGCCTACACAAGAAGAATGGGTTTATATCCTCCTAGCGGATACTCTTGATCAACGAGATGAACAGATATTTAATTTATCTGATGTAATAACAAAAATAGAGTCCTGGTGTGATGCATACCCTGTAGGTATCTTTAGAGAGGTAGAAAAAGAAGACTGGGAAACAGTTAGAAAACTATTAGAACCTTCTGGAATAAGCCTAGATAGAGTCGCTGCCTCTAATATGAGGTATGTTCTAAGTGGTATTAAGGAGATTATTCGAAGGGAGCTAGATACACATGGATGAACCGACATGGGGAGAAGCAATTGTTAAATATAAAGATTTACAATTTGAACTTAACGAATTAAAACAAATTCTAAAAGCGCTTAATCTTGTTGGAAATGGTTTTGTTAAAGAAGTAGAATGCCCTTCCTGTCAAAACAGATTTCGGTATTATTTTTCTATCCCTAATGAATCAAAATTCATACAAACAATTGTAGGAGTAACTATGCCAGATATAGCAATGTGTGTAAGAATAGATTGTGATAAGAAAATGGAGTGTTATCGATATAGAGCAGTACCTCAAAAATATCAAACAATCTTTGAACCATCTAAGATAGGGAATGATTGTGAGTATTTTTGGAAGATTGATTCTAATTATAAACTAGCTGAAATACCAATGGCGGAGCGATGGGCTAATGGATGATCTTGAAACTTATTACATAGAGTTAATGGCAGATATTAGGGATCTAATTGACACTAATTTATACCCAATTATTACTGGACTTCTAGAGATTACAAACCCATTTCAACTAGGTACTAGCTATACCGGCTTAACAGGTAAAAACTATGATGAAATATATTGCTTAAAAGATGTGGGGGAATGGGAATTACTTTTGACAATGAGTGATGTAAGTTCTCCTTATTGCGGCTATGGGATTTTAGAGTACGGGTTATTTAATGGAAAACCAGTAGTAACGATACAAGATGCTAGTCCATTAGGAGTATTCTATAAAAAAGATATAGATGATTTTAGGGAAGATGATTTAAATACAGCGATAAGTGTTGAGGACTAGTAATGGATAGTAAATATCACTATACATATTCAGCAGTAGAAAATTATTGGATAGCGCAATCAATTGGACCTGAGCGTTTAGTATTAGCGGAAGGCAATAGTCAACAGGAGGCCTATTGGAATTGTAAAGAATTATTGGAAAAACAATTAAGATCAATTAAAGATAAATTAGCAAGTATGATAAGAAATTATCTTTCAAAAGTAGAGAAATATCCAAGATTAGCTATACGAACTAATTTCTTCAAAACAGGTGAGATATTAGCATTAGGCTTAGATGATTATGAAGAAGGTAAAGGATATGCTAGATTACTTCTGACTGGAAAATTTGAAGAGTGTTTGGAGGCGTTGGAGGAGAGATGATGAAATTATCAGAATGTCCTGAAAGTGGACCACCTTTGTGCCCATTAGGTGAATACGAACAGCATATCGCAGAACTAAAAAATGAAATAAATACTATGATTACGTTACTTGCAAAGGCTCGAGATGAAAACCAGCGGTTGCGTAAATTATTAGAATGGCAGTCTTTTATGGAAATTGCACCATTTTGGTGGCGTGTAGATAGAAAAGTATTGATGGAGTAACGTAGTAGAATGGCATTAGAAAAGAGGAGGGAATGATGTCATTGACGACATGTAAGATAAAATCTTGTTGGGGCGATGCCTATGCTGCTGGATATTGTGATCGCCATGCTGGTAGTCATATTGTAGAGTTAGAGGTGGAGATTGAACGATTACGCAGAGAATATGAGGAACTAAAGTTAAGTCTGAATCGCTGGAAACAATGGGCGCATGAAGTGGACGCAAAGAATCTTGAATATAAGGCAGAGAACCAGCGGCTGCGGACGGCAATGAAACCAGTATATGCAAACGCTAGTAATACAACTTCTGTTAGAAAAGGCTATGAAATGGGTGGGTATATAAAATATTACAAAGTATCCACTAACGATTATCGTGAAGCATTGCTGGAGGATAAGTGATGGACATTAACGGACCTGCATTAGCGCAAGCTGCAATGGCGCTGGCGGAAAAAGATCGGCGCATCGCGGAGCTGGAGGCAGAGCTTGCACCGCTTGAGGGGCGCCAAGTATCAAACCATGTGAAATATACGCAGCACCTTGAGCAGGAAGTCATCAGGCTGAAAGCAGAGAACCAGCGGCTGCGGGACTTACTGAAACGCACCATTCCAAAACTGATTGAAGTGGCAAGGATGCCGAATATTGAATATGTCGCAGACGGACACAATGCTGCGCTTAGCGAATTGCAGGCGGCGCTGGCGGAGGATAAGTGATGACTGAAGATGAAATAATTAAGCTAATTTTAATCGTATGTGTAATAGCCTTTGGAATAGGCGTATTTATTGGCTATCAAATAGGATGGTCAATAGGTGCTCTTAAAACTTCTAAACAATATCATAAAGCCTTAGCTGAAAGGGATAAATTATGAAGTTTGAAGATTGGCTCCATATGCAAACAGGTTGGACACCAAATGAAGGATGGAATGATCACCTTGATACTGCTGAACAAGCATGGGAATATCAGCAAAAACGTATTGTAGAGCTTGAAACTTTTTTAAAAAAGCTACGAGATTCTGGTGACTGGTATTGGAGTGCATTGGAATTTAATATTTATGGTACTCCCCATGCTGATGGTGATAAGTTGAAACAGGAGTTGGATGTACTATTAGAGGATAAGTGATGGTCATTTGTGAAAACCACGCCATATTGTTACGGGGAGAAGACTGCCCATACTGCCGCATCGCGGAGCTGGAGGAGTTAGTTGACAACCATGAAGAGTACAGCATCTGCGATTGTTGCCACTGCCTCACTAGCGAACCTGTAGATTGCGGGGGTCATGTGCAGTGCAAATCCTGTACGCGCATCGCGGAGCTGAAGGCTCAAATAAAACTGATTCGTGAAGGAGAAAACAAAGTTATCACCGCACTAAGCTTAGAGCGCGATGCGTTAAAGGCAGAGAACGAGAGGCTGCGGGAGGCGGTAACAGCTTTAAAAATTCAGAACATACTGGCAGAAATGGATGCAGATGATGGCTGGGCACTTGTTCCTAGACACCGACTTGAAGATTTACAAAAAGCACTGCTGGAGGATAAATAATGACTTTAGAAGAATGGATGCAAGAAAATCATCCAAATGTACCATGTTACCCCGATACTGTACCACAGGAAGTATGGGATTACCATGAGCAACGGTATAATAAACTAAAAGAAGAAAATAAACTTCTAATTAAAGAATTAGAGATATCTAAAAAATTAAATAAACCAATAATTAAAGATTTAGTAGATCAAGTATGTAATGAAGACCAATTACAAAGAGAAAATGAGGAGTTAAAGGAAGAAATTGACAGAGCTAAAGCAATTATAAAAAGAATGGTTCCAAAATTACAAGAGCATTATACTGATGAATGGATCTTTTTTGAATTGATAAGTGGAGACTAAAATGACATTTGATGAATGGTGTGAGAAAAATATAACAAACAGTCCAACAATGCTAGTCAAACAACAATTAAGACGATTGTGGGAATATCAAGAAGACTTGATAGAAGAAGCCTATAAAATGGGTTGGGAAGAGGGGCAATGTAATATGAACAGTGATGATAGTACCTGGAAAGATTTTTATCAGGTATGGAGGAATGAAGAGTGAATGTTGAAGACTTACAACCTGCTAAGAAAATAACAAAAAGAATTAACTTAGAACGTCCTAGAACTATGGAAGAAGTAGAAGAGAATCTTAAAAAATATTTGACTGAAGATTTCCTATCTACGCTGATAGAGTCAATGAAGGTAGTTGGTTGGCAGGTAGATTTAATTGAAGTAGATAAATTAGCCAGAGAGCTATTTTATTTAGCAAATAAAGAATATACTTACCAAGGGGAAACTTATGAATTACCTGAGACTAGAGAAAGATTTCTCCCTAAAAAGAAAGTTTAGTTATAATAGTAATCAGATGTAAAGGATTCTAATCATGTCATACTATTTCGGTCAACACACTATCGCTAAAAGAACAGAGATTCCTTTAACTAGTATTTGTTTTAAATGTGAGAAATCAGTCATAAGAAGTATGATTTCATTGATACCTCATCCTACTAAGCCAGAACACTATCTGGCAGTTTGCCCTAGTTGTATTCTGGAAGCTCAAAGTAAAACCCTAGAAAGAGTTTAGGAGAATTCTAATGCGTATTTTTATTATTGCTATTGCTCTCTTTCTGCCTATAGCAGCTACTGCAACCTCTATTTATATCAATGGTAAAGAGGTAAATAAAGTAGTGGTAGAAAAGAAGAACAATGATGTATACATCACTACTGACCCAAAAATCACATTAGATAATTCTACTCCAACAACTCCTACTAATCCTGAACCAGTACCTCCTCCTGTTACAAATAATTGCCCTGCTAATGGTCAACTTGTAGTTTCAGCTCCTTTACTTAATCTTTCTAAAGGCTTTAGTCCTTTTTCTGCAAATCCTAATCCCTGGACAGTAAAGAAGATATGGTCAGGTACTGCTCCTGGTGCTAAAACTATTAGAATGATCTCAGAAACTTCTACTACCAGCAAAGCACTTGCAATAACGACTTGTCCTATCGCTAGCAATGATTATGTAGTTCCTGGATGCTATAAATATGGTAGAAGCTCCATTAGTCTCTCTTATAATGGCAGATCTACTTGTAAGATAGAGAATGGGAAGACTTATTACTTGCTTTATGGCTACACTAATGTTTGTAAAGGTGCCAATTGTGCTGGTAGAATAGAGTTGGTAAATTAGGTATGGAAATTTTTAATATGGATGAGAAAGAATGTAATCATTTAGATTGTTGTGGATACTGCTACCAAGAGGTGAAGGATCTTAAAAAGAAATTAAAATTTCTATTGAGGAGAGGTACACAAGTAATTCAATTAGAATCCGATAACACATTTGTTGTTTTTAATGAAGATGATAATAACAAAGGATTACAGATGACATTTGGCAATACTGCAGAACAAGCCCTAGAAAAAGCGATGGAAGTAGCTAAGAAGGGCAAATAAAGGGGCCAAGGTGAAAAGAGATTATTATGAATATTGTCCTCATTGTTTAGAAGAATTTCCAGAATTCTTAACAGATATCTCAAGGAGAAGGCATATCAAAAATTGTGGTCCTAATAAAGTCAAAAAAGATCCTAATAAGGTAATCATTCAAAAGATAGATTTATTAGTAGAATATTTGAAGAATGTTCAAGATACAAATCAAAAGAATGAGACCATAATGTTAGAATTCAATACTCAGATTGAAAAAATAATTGAATCTATTATCTTTCTTGGTAAATCTATAGATCAAATTAATGATAGAATAAATAATCTAGTAGATAACCAAGAAGAAGATGGAAGATGAATTAGTAGAAGAAGCTGTTCAGCTAATCGTTTATCTCGATAGTAAACAACAATACAAACACTCTGACACAATAATAAAACTCTTAAATAGCAATCTTTCTAAAGATGCCTATATCTCTCGTTTAGAAGCACTTCTAGATGCGCTCTATTTACGAATAGATAAGTTAGATCATCTCCATTAGCTAAGGGATTTTACATGTCTAGAAAGGGTACAGTCATTATCTTGGCTGTCATGTATGCAGTATTGATTGCAGGTTTCGTTTCTTTATTTTTCTCATTACTTTAGGAGGATTGGTGTTTAATTTAATTACTGCATTAATCTTAATAGTTTTCTCATTTATTTATTATCATAAAGGAGATGTAGAAGGAGGCAGATATTTTATGACTATGGCCTGTCTTTTCCTAATCTTTTCCAGATTAGATAGCATTGGAAATAAGATGAATAGATATATAGAACTTATAGATAGGAGGAAATAATGGGAGATTACTCTAAAGCTAAAGAATGTATTGTATTTGATATAGATGGCACTTTAGCTGATATGAGCCATCGAGTTAAATATGTAGATGGATCTCTTGGTAAAAAAGATTTCGATAAGTTTTACTCAGAAATGCATAAAGATACTGTAATTGAACCAGTATTTAGAGCAGCTAATCTTTGGAATACAGCTAAATACACTCTTTTCTTTTGCACAGGCAGACCAGAAGAGTATAGAGAAATAACTTATGAGTGGTTAGTAAATAAAGGAGTAGGAGGAGTAGATAGTGATAGATTACTAATGAGGCCTAATGAAAGAAGATATGAATCTGATGCTATTGTAAAGAAAGATATGTGTGAAGAGATAGTTAATGTCAGAGGATATCGAATTCTATGTGTCTATGAGGATAGGCAAAGAGTAGTAGACATGTGGAGAAGTAGAGGAGTATTTGTCTTACAATGCGCTAAAGGAGCTTTCTAATGTCTAATGTAAGAGGTATGCAAGGAGAAATGTATTTTTCACCATTCAGAGTAAGTTGTGCTAATAACGGAATACTAGTTGAGTTAGCAAGTTATGAAGGTGAAGTTATGGATGAGATATCTAGGAGACTTGTTTTTAATGACTTAGACCGATTTAATAATTGGTTAAAAAGTTATGTAAGAACTAATGAATTTGTTTTTGAACCTCCTTTTGTTGAGAGCATCTGAGGTAAATATGTGGTATAAACTAGTAGATAAAGAACCTGTACCTTGTAAAAATTTTGATGAATATCTTAAGTTCTCAGAAGTAAACCACCCTATAAGAGTTGGACATACAACTTATTCTTCTCCTGAGTTAAAAATTAGAGTCAGTACTGTTTTCTTAGGGCTTGATCTTGGTTCTGGAGATCCTCCAATTGTTTTTGAAACAATGATATTTGGTGGTGATCATGATCAATATCAAGAAAGATATTCTACTTGGGAGGAAGCATATTTAGGACATGCTAATGCTGTACAATTAGTTCAAAAAGAACTTGAAGAGCAGGGTATTTCTTTTGAAATATTAAAGGACTCTAGTAATGGATGATGAAATAGTATTATCAGATGAAGTTAAACAACTAATAGATTTCATTGGAGCACTCTCTTATAAATTAGGAGATAACAGTGTTCAATTAGATTATATAAAAATATTTTTAAGAGAATGTGAACCTTGGGAGTTGAGAGAAATAACAATGTTTGCTGTAGATCAATGTACTCAAATATTAGTAGATATGGGTTAAAGGAGAGATATCTAATGGATATTGTAAAAATGTATGAAGCAAATTATACAGAGAAGCAAGTAGCAGAGGAGATTTATCGGCTTCTAAATAGACAGGGAAAAATAGCTATAAATAAGATGACAGGAGCTTGCGAATATATTGGTAAAGATAATAAAGAAAATGTTGTTAAATGTGCGGTAGGATTAGTTATTCCTAATTCTATAGTTTCTTCTTTAGTAGGTATGAGTTATGGTGTTTCAGAACTGCCGAGTTTTTTCGATGATATTTCTTTTGGAGAAGAATACAATAAGACTAAAGTTTCAGACCTAGCTGTTAAAACATCAACAGCAATTGATCATTATGGAGACCTATTAGAGAGATTTCAAGCATTCCATGATTTTTCTAAATATATGGAGTATAAAGATGTAGAAGAAGAAGCAGGAATAGAAGAGGGTAACACAGTTTATGATACTCCATTTTATGAGTTAATACCTAGAGAAAAAATGGTTAAGTTGTGGAAGAAGTTGCATAAGTCTTATATGACTGAAGTTAAACCTAAAAGAATGGAGATAAAGGGTCAAGAATGGAGATAAAGGGTCATTGAAAAATTAATTGGAGATCACAATATGGATGATAAAGAAGATTCTCTTAGAAGTTATCAAGGATTGTGGAAATATATAGGATATGATTGTCCTGCGTGGAAAAATGGAAATATCTATGCAGCTTCTCTTCCTTATCAGCACTCTAAGAAACTTTTAATTACTACTGAAGAGGAAGGAAATAGAATATCTCGTTCTAAAGATCAATTAGATGATAAACGTTACTGGGAATTCCAATCAAAAGAAAAGATAAAAGAGGAAGAGAAAGATTGGAAAAAGATTCTCAATGATCGTTTAGTAGAAAATTATTCCTGGTCAAGAGATAAATTGATATGGAGTGGCATACTTAAATCAAAGGAGAAAGGAATGGATATACAAACACTGGAGATTAAAAAGACTACTCTCATCAATGGTCAAATAATAGACGATATGATGGATGATGAGCTTCTTAATCTATTATTGAAGTTTAATAAACAGAGAAAGAAGATAGAGAAGTTAATCAGGGAATTACCTACTGATTATCTGAACAAAGCACTTAAAGAGACTAATAAGACTATCAATAAGCTAAGTGAGTTATTGGATGAACGTAATAAAGATTAGATAACCAGAGGTTGAATATTATGGGAAGAGGAAGTAACAGCTTAATTCAAGCTATGAATCTACATGCTACTGAATTAGAAGAAAGAGGAGAAAGACATTTATATGGACCTGCTATATCACATATACTTCTTTTAGAAGAAACTATAGATGAATTAGAGAAGAAGTTAAGAGCTTATACTAAGGGTGAAGAGGAAACTCAAAAATTGATAAAAAAAATTTTTGGAGACTCTGATGAAGATTATTCTAAATAGGAACAAATATTATGACTAAGAAAGAAGAGGATAAATTCTTGATAAGGCCCACAAAATATAGTATACATAGCAGGTATGAGTCATCTATGCAAATATGCAGCTTAGAAAAATATATTTTAAGTATAGAAGATGATCATGAAGGTAGAGAATATTTATCAGTGACTGATGAAACTGGTTCTTCTATTTGTATAGACGCTGAGGATTGGCCTGTATTGAAAAATACTATTGAATTAATTTTAGGAAAATTTTTGGAGACTCTAATTAGTAAGGAGAAGTAATATGGGTTATTGGTCAACACATCCGATGGGTGGAGATACACCTTGGGACTTAAAGGCAGATCTCTTAAATGATAGAGAAGACTATTTTGAGGAGGAATATGGAATAGAATGGGCTAGTGAAGAGATGGATAAGAAAATGTTAGAATGGATAACTGATAATTTTCTTTCTTTATTGGAACAGGCAGAGAGAACTAACAACTTCACTTTACCTTGGATCTGTATGGAGTATGAAGTAAAAGTACCAAAGATCTATATAGAAAGGGTAAAGGCATTAATAGGAGATGGAGGTTCTTCTGATAGAGGTTATCCAGAGGGTATAAAAGACTCTCCTGCTACTTATGCTAAGATGCTATATGATAACTTTGAGGAATATCTAGAGAATCATGAGAAATATTTAGAGGATCTTCGATGTGAATCATTGATGGAGGCAGCAGTGGATATGTTAGCGAATAAAGAAAGCGGTTTAGTTAATGTCAATTGAATATTTATTTATGAGTAATTTTAAAACTATAGGAGATCATATTATGAATAGAACACAGAAGATAAAGATATCAGGTAGTTGTGAAAGGAGTTTAGATATAGCTTTAGAACATAAGATTAAGGAATTAATAACTACTTATCCAGGTATGGAGTTAAAGACTTATCATGATGAAGTTCAAGTTAATTTAGATAAATACGTAGGATATTGGAAATATACAGGCTTTTGTTTTGATGATTGGCATCCAGGTGCTATTTATAAGGTATCTAAAGATAAGTTGTCATCATCACAATTAAGCATAAGTACTTCTAATACCAATAATATGATAACAACAATTTGGCCTTCTACTTTAGAAAATGAAACATGCTGGAAGAAAGTATCAAAGCCTGCTTTTCCTCAAGTTGAGAAAGAGTATTGTAATCGTCTAAAAGAATACACAGGATATTGGAGATATATAGGTCGAGAATGTACTAGATGGTTTCATGGTAGTGTGTATAAAGTTAATCTATTAGATGATAGGATATTGAGAGTAGAGACTCGTATTTGTGGTTCTCCACTTTCAATTCATATGAATGAGTTAGATAATAACTCTCTTTGGCAGAGAGCAGATCATAGTGAAAAGCTTAAGGCTTATGAAGGTTATTATCAGAGAATCTCAGCTCCTAATGAGCTATATACTCTTGGAGAAATCTATTATGTAGAGTATGATAGAGGTTCTCATGACGATGAGTCTTATCTGACAATAACTAATGATATAGGTATGCCTACTGAGCTCTCTTATCATCACCTGAATAAGCCATATCTGTGGCGGCCTTTAGATAAACAAGATCCTATTGATGTTAAAGAGCTTGAATCTAATAGAAAGATAGAAAATTGTGAAATAAATGGTTGGGAACTATATAAATTTACTTCATATAGAAACCAATCTGAACAGGAGAAAGCGTTAGTAGAAGCTATCTCTAGACATTCTCTTCCAGGCTCTCCTCTAGAACATGCTATGGATCATTTTAATCAGATGATCAATACACTTGATATAAAGAATCAGTGATGGATATAGTTAGTATAGATATGGTTATAGGCTTTATTTCAGGAGTACTTGTTATAGTAGCTTATCAATATGGTAAATGGGAAGGCTGTAAAAATGCTCGTGAATTAAATCGTGAAATTAAACAATTGAAGGAGGCATTACAAATATCTAGAAGTATAAATTATATTAATAAGATAAATAAATAATAATTGAAAATATCAAACTTTTTCCAAAACATCTGGCAAGAATATCATTTAATTAATCAAAGAATGAATGATATTCTTGTCTTATTTCTTCAATAAGGTAGTCTTAGAATGGGTGAAAAATATGGGGAGTTTTATAGAATGAATCTATTGAGTTTTATTATAGTTAAAAGCTATTAAGAAGAGGCTTTTAATAAAGAAAAGCTATTAAAACTAAATGAAACCAGGAGAATGAGAATGAAGATAGGTTGTGAGAATTACACTGAGATATGTGAAGTATTTTTGGTAAAATTTGAGGAAAGTTGTTTTCAAGAAAATTGTGTGGGTATATGAATCGCACTCACAATTACCACCATTTATAGCTGCTTTCAAGTTCATCACTTCAAAAATCTTTTCTATTTGAAACCAAACTTTGAGTAAACTCTCAGCATATCTCCCGTAGATATTACCAAGAGATTTGTTATATCATTTTGATATAAGCCAGCTCTCAAACCCACACAATCTTCTTATATAAAATTATACTAAAAGTATTTGAAACCAGAAACTTCAATAAGATCATGGAGATAGTTGTGAAAATTTGGAATTTTAGTTGTTGTTTTAAGTGGTCAATAAACGTTATTATAACTTTTTGTTATTAGTAGTTGGTTTATTATATAAATTTGTTATTAACATAAGATAAAAGATTGTGTGAATCTCCTGGGGAGAGTATTTTGAATAGGGGGTATATTCCCCTTTGAGTTTGTTTTCGCGTCTTTACTCACGCATACAATTTTTTCAACTCTCTTATAGGCCTCCCCGAAAAAATTCACTTACCCTTTCCAAAAAAGAATTTTTTCCAATTCCCCTAAACCAATTCTGAAAAAATTTTTTATAACCCTTATAAAGCCCATTCTTGAAAGAATTTTCAAAGATTTTAACAAAGATTTTTTCAAGAATTATTTTTAGTGATTTTAAATTTATTTAAGTTTTATTTATTTGTTTTATTTGTTATAAATCTTTAGTTTATAGTTGGTTTCAAATTCAATTTGAATGAAATCTTTTCTAAATGAAACCAAATTTGTTATTTTTCAAAGACTTATTGAAAATGGAATGAATTTAAAAATTTTTTCTGGTAGTATTGCATTTTGTTTTATTTGGTTTATAATGTAAATGGGGATGCATTAGATTTAAGTGAATATTGATTGTCTGTTCAGATAAAATGTTATCCCGCTCGAAAATCCCTGGAGGTTATAATGTCAGATAGTAATGGTTATCATGTTTGTACAAAATGCAATCAATCCTTGACTACAGATCAATTTCATCGTAATGCAACTAAGAAAATTGGAATTAATTCTATTTGTAAGGAATGTTCTAACGCTTTAGCTCGTCATCGGTATGAATCCAGAAAATTATCTGGACAAGAAGTAGAAACTACAACAAACCACGAAACTCAAAATGTCAGTGAAGCCTCTGGGGAATTACCTCTTCAAGCAAATGCGTTTTAATTGTCTACCCTGACCTAAACTCCTTGGAGTGGTCCCTACTCTTAGTTTAGGTCCCTTGACAGCTGAAAAATGCTGTTACCCCTTTGGTGCTCCTGAAGGGGTTTTTTTTATGCTTCTAAAAGTTAGTAATTACTCACATTTCCCAGCTCCTATATTTAACGAAAAGAAACTTGTAGTTTATTTCAAGTCAATCTATAATTTAACAACTTAAATTTTTTCTAGTCTAAATGTAATTACTATGTCTCACAACGAAGATGATTTTGAGTCTCTTTCAGAGTCTAAAGGCGTAGCATCTGCCGCGAAAGATTCTTCGGCAGAATTAGACGCAAAACCTTCTGAAAGAAAATCCAAAAGAGGTGGCTTTAGAAAGGGAGCAGGTAGACCTAAAAGAACTAAAATGGAAGAGATAGTAGCTACCTCTGATCCCTATGATTCAGCAGCTACACTAAAGAAACTTAATTGTGATCCTATTGTAGCAGCAGTAGAAGCCCTTAAAGAAGTTGATCTCAAAGTAAAATGGATGAAACGGCAATCTAAACCTAGTATGCCAGCTATAGCACAATTGATGAATGTTAAGAGAGCATTGATCAATGATTTATTAAGATTTGGCTATCGTCCTGTACCAGAGAAGATTATCAATGAGAACCATGAGATTCCCATTGGTATTACTTTAACAGATAAACCAATGTCTGATTTAGGCCTGGAGAGAGTCTCTTCCCGAGAGGATGATGATTCTGATAAGGTTACTCACTGAATATTTACTAATTTTTACTAAGGATCTCTTCAATGATTGTTAAGTTAGATGTTACTGTAGTTACTGCAGCTCCTTCAGCGGGTTTACTCAGTGGATTACCTGTAGGAGCTAATCATGTGGTATTTATTGATCTGAATCAGTTAAATCATGCTGGACCTCTTTCTATCAGTGGAAAGTTGACTAGCACCTCTGATGAATACTTCACTCCTGGCACTACTGTAGGTAATGTCACAGTTAATAGTATCACTTTGACTAATGATGATCTATTTGGTTATTAGGAGTAGCTGATGAGTATCTTTTTTAAAGCAGAGATCACAACTATGGCTACTGGTGGTCTATTAAAGGATATTGAAGTAGGTACTTATATTGTATCGATCCCTGAATCAAAATTAGAGATGTCTTGTAGTTCTCTAGGAGGTCCTAGGAACACATTGATTAAAGCAGCATTGACACAAGATACTCCTCAATTAATTCAAGATGGAGATGAGATTGATGGAATTACTATCTCCCAGATTAGAATACCTAGAAGATAATAAATGGATATTATTATCGGTTTCGATGTTAAAGATGAAGAAGGAATTACTAAAGGATTATTAGCAGGACATAGCCCAGGATGTAATTATAAAGCTATAATTTCATCAAATAGATTAGCTTGTGTTAATCTCGAAAAAGAATTTTTAGTAGGAAATTTATTAGGGGTAGGGGAGGGTGTATATGGGGTTGGAGTGAACAATCCAGACATTCTCATTCATTCCATAGATTTATTTACTCTCCCTGTATTTGTTACTAACCATTGACAAGAGAACTGGTTAAGATATGATCCCTCTCGATATTCGTCTCAATGGTGCTTATAAGAAGACTATACAAATACCTCAAAATGCTTGTAAAAGACATGTAGAATTCATGGCTTATAAGTCTATTCAAAATGATTTTCCTGATATTACTCTGCCTGAAAAATTTCTACATCAACTTTCCTTTAGAAAGAGTAAGAATAGAATTATTGATATAGTCCTACCACAACCTATTTAAGTAGATCAATGATTATTCAGGTCAACAGTAATTACATTACAGAAGTCCTAGTAGGTTCTAACAAGGACAAAGAAGAGCTTAGGGAGTTAGCTTTAGAACAGATTAAAGGACATGTAGTAGAAGCACATATAGTTAAGACGATTATTCTGTCTAATCAGGTAATCAATTTTATAACTCGGGATAAGTTACTGAAACATCATAGTAGCAAGAGAAAGAGATCTTACAAATGAAGCCTTCAAACCATAGATTTACCTTAGAAACAAAATATGATGCATTATTATTGTGTTGTGATGGAAAACCTCTTCCAGGTCAATTAAAAGTTTCTTTAGAGAATAGTCCTGATAATCCTTTAGTAGCTACTATACAATTTTATGTAAATACTGATAAAACTAGTAATACTGGTATTAAACTTAGAGATTAATTCTTTAATGATTACTTTATAAAATGACTGCAGCAATCCCTAAAGAAGCCCCTAGTATTGAGCTACATCCAGCTCAATCGGAGATCTTTAGAGCCTTGTTTATAGATAAGGTTTGTAGGCATGCTGTTTGTATTGCTTCTCGGGGTTTTGGTAAATCTGTTTTAGCTGCTGCTTGCGCTATCAAGGCGATAGAAGAATTGTCTAAAATGCCTGCTAGTACTCCTAATCGGAATGTAGCACTTATAGCACCTACTCACTCTCAGGCCACCGATATTTATTATCCTCTGATAGCTTATCAGTTTGGTGTTCTAGGCTATTGCACTAAATCTTCTAGGAGGGAGGGTACCTTCTGGTTTGGTCCAGAGGTATTACTGAAGATTTGGTCAGCAGAAGCTAGTGAACGGATGCGGGGTACTGGACAATACTTTGTAGTAAATGATGAATTTGCCTCTTGGGAGCTACCCGGCTCTAATCAGCAGGAGGCATGGGAATCTACTATTCAGCCCTGCTTAGATACTCGTTGGCCGGGTATTGGAAGATCTCTCACAATCTCTACCCCCAAGGGTATGGATTATTTATATGATATGTTTCAGAATGAGTTGAGAGATCCAGATTGGAAATCTTATCACTATGATTATACCTGTTCTCCTTATCTCAATCCTAAAGCAATTGAACAGAATAAACTGATCTTAGATCCTCTTAAGTTTGCCAGAGAGTATGAGGCTTCTTTTGAAGATTCTGGTGCTAGAGTATTCTATACTTTTGATCGGAAGAAACACATAGACGATGTAATCCCAGAATTTGAAGAAGGGGAAGTAGTCCATGCTGCTATAGACTTTAACGTAGGGGTGATGGCTACTGTTCTATTTGCCTTGAGAGGAAACCAGATCCATATCCTAGATGAGAAGAGAGGGGATAGGGATACTCACGAATTAGCTAAATGGTTGAAAGATCGCTATGCAAAACACAAAATTATTGCCTACCCTGATCCTACTGGTCGTAGTAGGAAGTCGTCTGCTGCTGTTGGGCAAACTGACTTTTCTATTCTTCAGAGTCATGGTATCACAGTTCTTGCTAGGAAGAAATCTCCCCCAATCATAGATTCTGTCAGTGCAGTTAACAGGAAGTTGTTAAATGCTAGAGAACAGACAGAGATTTACATCAAATCTGACTGTATCAATACGATTCGTTCTCTGGAGAGAACTGTCTGGATGGAGAGAAATCCAGAGACAGCTCAGATAGATAAATCAGCGGGAGATGAACATTTTACTGATGCTTTGCGCTATGCTGTGGAATATTTATTCCCAGTAGGTGCGGGCGGGACCAGAGTGAGTTATAATCCTCGTAGACTCATTTAATTTTTCACATATGATACCCCAATGGTCTATAAAATACCCTATACAGATCTCCATATCCCTGAACAGATTATTAAAGATAAGGATGTAAGCGCCTTATCTGATTTTTCGGCTGAAGCCTATGGCAAGCCGATTGATAAACGGTTTGGTTGGGAAAAAGCTTTAAAAGCTGCAACCAATTATCGACGTACTGCGGCTAAACACCGTGAAGAAGCTGAAAAGGAACAGATTATGGATAAGCAATCTTGGTCTTGGAAAGAAGGGTTTAAATTCTTTTGTGATGGTCCCGATGGAGAATCTGTCTATCTGACTAGAATGGATAAAAATACCCAATTCTTTGTACCGAAGGATCAGGTTAAAGATTATCTGGATGGTGCGAAACCTACTGTTAAGGCTGCACCTAAGTCAGCCCCTAAAGCAGAAGAGGCGCCTAAAGAAGAGAAACCAGTTGATCCTCCTAAAACTGATGCATAACTGAAACGGTAATTACCTAAATGCCAGTTATTCAGGCAACAACTACTGAGATCAGGGGGGTAGCAGACCCCTCTTATCGTTACGACTCTCTAAAGCCTTTCTACCGAAAAGCTAGAGCTATCATTGGCGGGCAATATGCAGCAAAGGAATACGATAAGCGAATAGACAGAGTCTATAACGATAATCTTCTAATTCCTTTCAGTCCTACAATGACTGAACAACAATATGCTTTCTTTAGAATGGAAGCAGAATTGCCTGGACTATGTTCTCAATATATGAGAATTCTTGTAGCTGGATTACTTAGAAAACGTCCCGATTTAGTTTTACCTTCTAGTGCTCCAAAAGGTGCCTATGAATGGTTAATGAATGACTTCACTTCTCAACACGGATCTCTAATCGGATTTTTAGATGAAGCTTTAGAAGAAGAAATTACAACTTCTAGGGCTTGGGTCATGGTCAACTTCCCTTACGTAGCTCCTGATGCAGATTTAACCCCTGATCAAAAGAAGAATTTAAAGCCTTATCCTATTCTGCTTAAGGCGGAATCTGTCATCAACTGGAGAGAGGGTAAAAACCCTGTTACCAATGAAACTGGCTTACAACAAGTAATTGTTCGCCAAATGGTAGAGAAATACACTGCTGAGAATGAATTTCACCCTGAGATTGTAGATACAGTCTGGGTACATGAAATTAATAGCGCTGGTAACTATCAAATTAGAATCTTTGAAAAAGAAACTCCGCTGGATGCTAAAGTTGAAGCAGGGGAGTTTAAATACGATCATGTGGCAACCAAAGAGATGTTTGTCTATAAGGGTACTGAAACCAATATCATGATCAATGCACAGCCATTGACAAGAATTCCCATATTCCCGTTGAATGGTTCTATCCAGGGAGAAGAACCTATACTAATGCCTTTAATTGATCGTGAAGTTGGTTTATACAACAAGGTCAGTAGAAGAAATCATCTGATGTACGGGGCAGCTACTTATACACCCGTTATCAAATCTAATATGGGTGAAGAAGAGTTAGATAAGTTAGCAAATGCCGGTTTAGGCTCTTGGTTGCGAGTTCAAGTCGATGAAGATATCAAAATCTTAGATACTCCTACAGATGCTCTAAAAGACATGGATAGAGCTATCGATCAGTCTCTCTTAGAGATTGCTAGGATGGGTATTAGGATGATGGCTCCTGATGTTAGAGATCAGTCGGGAGTAGCTTTGGAAATTAGGAATGCGGCTCAAACTGCCCAGCTATCTACTCTGAATGTCAAGATCTCCCAAAGTATGAGATCGATTATCACTACAATGCTTAATTGGAGATATGGAACTTCTTTTCAAGAAGAAGAGATTGCATTTAATTTATCTCCAGATTTTAATCCCGCTCCGCTGGGTGCAGAATGGCTCAGACTCGTTACTGAATGGTATGATACTGGAAAGATTCCGAGAACTACTTTCCTACAGATTCTCAAATCTAATGATATTATCCCCAATGACTACAATGATGAGCTTGCTAGGCAAGAAATTGAACAAGACGATCTAATTCCAGGACCCCCTGACAGACAGGATGAAATGGAAATAGATAAGACTGTAGAATTAGCTAGAAGAATGGCTAATGAAGTACCTGACCAAAACCCAGATAATGGAGATACGACAGATGAGTGATTTTACTGTACTTGTAGAAAATGCTAAAGCTGGTGGTTCTATCATACAGTTCTCTGATGGTACTACTAAGAGAGTTACCAAGGAAGAATTAGCAGAATTAGAAGGTTCAACCGCTACACTAGATCTTCCTTTAGACGAACCTAAACTAGAAGAACCTAAGTTAGAAGAGCCTAAAATAGAAGAGGAACATTTCGAAGATGATTTCAAATATGATGGAGATGTCGCCTAATATGATTACTGAGACTTTAGTCTTAAAGCGGATTGTAGAAGTATATGATGATGGTTCTGCTATCGTTCAATATACTAATGGTGTCTCTGAATTTGTTTCTAAGGAGGACTTAATAGCTTTAAAGCTATCTTCTAATCCAAATTTAAAAATCAAATTATATAATAAATCTAGAAATGCAGCTTAATTTGAAATAGTTTACTAATGTGGCAGATTCAGTCAATGAAGAACTCTATGACAGACTTGTCGATAATCAGGCAATGTCTCGTCTATTTGAGAACAAGGTACAGACTGACGTAAGGAGAGCTACTCGGCGCCATAGAGATCGCCTAAAACAAATTGTTAAGGTTTCTCCAAAATCTCCTGAAGTAAGAAGAGAGATCAATCGTTATATTAAAGAAGTTTTTAATATGACTGATGGATATCTGACGGAGTATGGCGCTGAACAATTTTCTTTCCACACTAATTCACTACATAGAGCAGTGGGGGATATTTATAAAGTCCAACCTCCCCGCCGTAATCCTATACTTGCTGATATTGTCGGGAACAACGTTCCTAACGATGCTAGTCTGGATCGACAGTTTGCGAGAATAGGCGACAATGAGTTTAAACGTGCTCAAAATATAATAAATAGGGGATTAGCCAAAGGGCTCACCACTCCTGAAATCGCTAATCAAGTTGCTAGTACTGTAAAGATTTCTGAGAACCAAGCTACAGCATTGGTTAGAACAGCTATTACAAAAGTAACCAATACTGCTCAATTAGAAGTCTTAAATGCCAATGCAGGCATTATGAAGGGTTATCAATTTACAGCTATTCTAGATAGTCGTACTTCTGAGATTTGCAGGTACCACGATGGACGCATCTATGCTCTTGATGATACTAGAAACATACCTCCACTACATTGGAGGTGTCGTTCTACAATTATTCCTCTGGCTAAATCTTTTAATGAGATTTTAGAGACACAAGATCCTAGAATTCGAAAAACAGTTGTAAAGAATATTTCTCCACAACAACGTAAGAAACTAGATGGCCGGACAATTAAAAAAGAAGGTTATGGCAACTGGCTTCGAAGACAGTCTTATGAAACAAAATTGAGACATCTTGGTGGTGATGAGAATAAAGTAAGTTTATTTGATAATGGTCTTGTCGATATAAAAGAATTCTTTACTTCAAAGGGTAAACAAATTTCAATAGAAGCTTTAAGGCGGTTAGATAATTTCGCTACTACTGTTTTTTCTCAGCGGCGTTTAATTGCTGGAGCAGATGATGTTCCAGTAAAAGTAGCCAAGCCGTTAGATTTAATGAGAGATAAAACTCTGACAGATGATCTCAGAGATTTCTATATTACAGAAGCTTCTAATCAGAAAACTAATCTCTCTTTGGTTGATTACAAGGGAACTTCTTTAGCAGGTAAGAGGCAAAGTCACAGAAATGCTAGTAATGTATTTGATGAAAGAACTCACTTTATTGATCCTGTCACTGGAGAAACTAAAAACAGTTATCTGTATGACCCTGACTTCCAGGTCTTCCAAGAGAGACTAGATTTTTTAAATGCTTCTAAAATACTAAAACAAAGACAAAAAGATTATATAACAGACTTTGTTAATTCTTTAGATGAGAAGATGTCTGTCAACCAACAGACTGCTGTTCTAGAAAATTTAAGAATTAATTTTGAACGATTTTATGATCCTCAAAGACCTTCTTATCGACAGGAGTGGGATAATTTTGAGGCGATTATCAGAGCTGAGATGAAGAATTCTGTCGTGAATGTTTCTAGAATTTTAGATAGAAGATCTAGAGACCGTGCTTCACAATTTAGACTTTGGGGTCCTGAAGGCGGTGAAGCATCTATTCAAATAGATGGCCAATGGGTTACTTTCTCAGAATTGGCTGATAATTTAGAAGCTAATCAAAAATTCGTAAACAATTGGAGAAAATCAGTAGGAAATCCTTTAGCTAGAAAAGCTTATTATTCTGGTAGGTCTCCACTTAGATTTTATTTTACAGATCCAATTAAAAATTTAACAGGTCTTAAAAAACCTTCTAAGGCATTAGAAGAGTGGATTAAAAAACAACCTGGTGGAAAAAGATTGTGGAAAACTCTTGAAGGGCGACCTCAACCTACAATTCTAGAAGAAGCTTGGGCTAATTTTTTAAAACCTATTAAACAACCTTTTAAAAGGATTCTTGAACAGGATTTAACTTTAAAAGGAAATTTAATTAAAGCAAGAGAAGATTTTTTTGCCGGTAAACAAAATGATAAAGCAATAGATGCGATCTCTGAAGCATTTGAAATGCTCGCCACAGGTACAACAACTGATTACGATACCTTAGCGATCAATATGGGGAAGACTCTTTATCAAAAATATCCTTTAAACTTAGCAGATAAGACACCTTTGTTAGGTGCTCCTAATTTACAAACATATCATTATCATGGTAGTCGTTTGTTGCGAATGTTGGAAGAAAAGAAAATGATTCGTGTTACTCCAAGGGGAGTGACTAGAAGAGCAGTGACTGATATAGAAACAGGAAGGCCAGATGGTTCTTGGAGAGATACTGTTAGCCGAGAAGTTTTGATAAGGGATAAAGATCTCCGTGAATTACAAATTATCAATAGAAAACTCTATGTAGGAAAACGAGTAGGTATTGTTAATAAAAGAGACGAACTCAAGATTGATATTGATACTAAAAAATATAAAACGAGAGGAGGTGTTGATACTGGAGATTCTATAGTAACTAGAAGAGCAAATGTTTACTATGATACGATCCAAATTGATAAGGATATTGCCAATGAAATTAATTGGGCGAATTCCGTAGAGTGGAAAGTAGATAATGAGTATTCTAGTTTTATGCTAGATCTAGTCAGGTTTAGAGACCCTAGAGGAAATGTTAAGAAATATGATGATTTGAATGGTGTTCGTAAAATTGTAATGCAGCGGGAAGATATGGGTCTCGGTATGATGCAAACAGTTAAATGGCATCGAGATCGAGGAGATATATTCAAAATAGCACACCAAATTGATAGTAGAGGCAGAATTTACGCTAGAGGGTATCTGACACCTACTGGTGGTGAATTCGTAAGACCTTTCTTAAATACAGCAAAATCCAAACCTATTGGTGTAGATGGTTGGCTAGCTTTTCAAGAACAGGTCGGGGCGTTAGTAGGTCCTGGAACTGAAACTTTAACTAATGCTGGTCGTTTTAAAGTATTTAGAGAAGTATCTCCACAATTATTAGAGCTAGGCAGGGCTATACAATCTACTACTCAAAGAGATCGCAGAATTAGAGATGTTTTAGAGCATCCTTTACTAGCACAATTAGATGCAGAAGAGCATCCTAAGTTATTAAGACTTGCTTTAGAATATACTAGAATCTATGATCATGTTGATGGTAATCTTAATGATTTAGCAAAGATAGCAACTTATCGCTCTGAATTACCGATCGAGATAGATGCCTCAGCAAGTGGAGCACAGGTTATTGCATTAGCAACTAAAGATAGACCATTAGCCTTTGAAAGCAATGTAGTAGCTACTCCACAGAAAAATCGCTTATATGACATCATGGCACAAGATGCTATGGCAGATCCTAGATTCAAAGCATTGGGTAGATTACCTTCGGATTTGACTTGGGAAGATCTTTCTAAAGGTGCTAAATACGGAAACATGGTTGCATTTTATGGCGCTGGACCTGCTACTCAGGCAGCAACATTTGCAGGATGGTTTGCTAAAGACTTAATCAAGAGAGATTATGTGGTTGTAGTCAGAAGAAGAATTGCTGCTACACCCAAAGAAGCTTTCTCACAATTAGAATTAAATAAAATTATAGATAATGAAATTAAAGATGCTAAAGCAATTGGTGCAGAAACCTTAGTACAAGATTTAATGGTTGCTAAAAAAGAATTAAATGATGTAATCGATAAAGATGCTCCCATTGGAAGTAAATTAAGATCTGCAGCAAGAGATATCCATCCAGATGTTGAAGATTTTGTAGATAAGATGTCCAGAACACATGCAGGATTAGTAGGGCCTAATGAATTCAAAGAAGTCTCTAGAATTATGTCTGAAAATCTTGCGAGGAGAGTTCCAGTTACACAAACATTCATTACATTCTGGAAGGATGTTGCTAGAGCTTATATGACAGAATCTAAGAAAACTGATATTCCTTGGGTTACTTTTGATGGTAAGATAATGCGTCAAAGATACCGCCCTGTTTTAGAAGAGCATATCAACTGGATAGATCCTAATACAGGAAGGAGAGTTAGAAATGTTTACAGAGGTGTGGCAGAAGACGCAAAACTTAAGGGAAAAGCTTCTATTATCGATGCTCGCACTGGTTTGGGGGTTAACGGGAATCATAGTAATGACGCTGCTATTGTTCGCCAGTTTCATTTATGGGGTCGTCGCAATAATATACCAACGGCTACAATTCATGATGCGTTCTTTGTCAACATGGCTGATGCAGGTAAAGCAAAAACTGCATTGAGAAAAATTTATGCTGATGCTGTTAGATCAGAAAGTGTTATTGAAACATTAAAAGAAATGCGCAAAGAAGGTATGTCGCAAAAGACTTATAATGAATTGATTAGACGTGCTGAGAGAGAGGGTATTATTCTTCCAAAAGAAGATCGGTTAACTTATGAAGAAGTACTGAGACCCCTAGCAGAGGGCGAAGAATGGTATGGGATCGGTCCATAAAAGAGTGTGGCAAGCTGTGGTCTGCTGGACGGGTGGGGAGACAGCCTTTCAAGAATTCGAGGGAGAAGGAATCCTCTAGCCACACAACTAAATTATAAATCTAATTTAATTTAGGCGCAACTATTCTATGATAAGTGATAGTTGAAATTTGAGTGGCTTTATTTCTACTCAAATTTGTATCTATAAATTCATTTGCAATTTCTTGATCAAAAGGTACTTGAGGAAGTAGATGGCTATGTATTTCTTCTAGTTCATCATTGATTACATCGAAGATAATTCTTAGTCCCTTTATTTTCTTTATTCTCTCATTTAATTCTTTTAAGACTTTATAGTTAAGGTTATCAATTGTTAACCCGGCTTCTAACATTGAAAAAATAACTTCTTCAAAATCTCTTTCTATTACCAATACTGGGATCTCATCAGGAATCTTTTTAAAATCTAAGAAGGGTAGCATACTATCACTGTCGCCAATAAAATTATTTTTCTTCCCTTCTTTCTTAAGTTTTGATAAGAAACTCTTCTCAGAGTAACAACCATTTAATAATTGATGTCCACAAAAAACATGCGATAATTGATTGAAATATTGAGAGAACCAAAAAGTTCTAGAACGAGGTAACCCAGTAATGAGAAATAATTTCATTGACAAAATCCTAAATAATAAAATAACTATCTGGTCAATTGCTGTTCCCGCTGCCTTAATAGGTTCCATTCTTGTTTTAACTGTTCTATTTGCCAAGCTTCTTGAGGAGTTAGCGGCCTATTTAAATATGCTGGTATAGCATTGATCCGATTAATTTCTTTTGTAATATAATCCATTCTCCATCGAATTTGTTCTAATTCTTTATTTCGATGATAGAGTTGTTGTTGTTGTTCCCATATCTGTCGTTGTTGCCAATTTTGGGCAATTTCACTTCTTAGCTCTCGTACCTTACGATCTGCTGGCATTTCTATAACAAAAGAGCCACCTAAAAGTGTTGCAAGTGCAATCGCAGTACCATACATAATTGTATTACCTCTCAAGTGGTTTTTAATATTTTCTAAATCCATTCTAAAAACCTACGGTAAAAGTTTGAAATTTTTAGGAATTATAGCTCAAGAAAAGATTCAAAATGTGCTTTTAAAGGAAAAAATGATTATAATCAATTCCAGTTGAGCTGTGCTCGCTGCTTGTTCCTGTGGTCAAGTTAACTATATTTGGAGAAAGAAATGTCTGATCAAGATACCACCCAACTCACTGATGAGGATTCTAGTACTTCTGTGGAAGAAAAAAGTTCTGTGGACTCAAAATCTTCTGACGAGGATACTCAAAAACTCATTCAGGATATGGCGACCAAGATGGTCGAAGAGCAGTTGGCTCCTATTAAGGAGAAATTGGATAAAGCCTACAAAGAAAGAGATGAATTAGCAGCAAAGGCCGCTCGCGCAGAGAAGGAAGCTAAAGCTGCTGAGATTAAACGTTTGGAAGAAGACGGTCAAGAGCTTGAAGCTGCAAAGCTTCGGATTTCTGCCCTCCAGGGTGAACTCGATGCTCTTCGTACTGAAAATACGTCATTAACTAGAGATCGCATTGTCAGCGATGCTACGGTGGCGCTCGAATTCCGAAACGAAAGTGCTAAGAAAATGGCAACCAAGGAAATCATTGAACAGCTTGTTCAAAACGAAGATGGAACTTGGAAGCACAAATCTGGCATTCCTATTAAAGAATTTGTAGAGCACTATTCAAAAGATGAAGAGAAGGCTTTCTTATTTAAGCCAAAAAATTCTTCTGGTTCGAGCACCATGCAATCCGGTACTCCTCCCTCTAGTACAAACAAACCTGATTTTCTGAAGAAGCCACGCTCTCAGTGGACTACTGATGAAATGATGATTGCTATTAGAGATGGACATCTGGGTGGTGGGCCGCTAGAGGAGCAAATGGCGAACTCATTTTATTAAAACGGAGTAATAAGCAATGGCTGTTACATCTTTTACTGCGGGTAACTCCCCGTATGAAATGCAGTTTTACGTCCAGCGTGCAGTTGGTGCGTATTCTGACGAGGCGTATACTAATGCACGAAAGCTCTCAGGTACAGCCATTGTAGGCGCTGAAGCTTCCATCAATACTGATATCGAAGATTATATTGGTCAGCTGCGTTGGTATAAAACTTTAAACCCGGTTATCAATGTAGCTTCTGCTACTGATTCTACTGCCGGAACTCCTACCGAAGTCACTTCAGCTTTCGCAAAGTACATTAAAACGGTTCGTACCCACGGTGCTCGCCAGGTTAATGTTCAGCGTGTCATCTCTCAACAAGATGGCCTTGCGAAGATTGGTCGCGATTTCGGTGAAACCAAAGCACAGGATGAGCACAACTCTGTTCTGGAAACTCTGAATGGTATTGCTGCTTATGAAGTTGGTCGTGGTGGTGGTTTAGTATCTTTCACTACTGATGCTGATAATGGTACTACGGGTTTCTTCGTAGATATCAACGCCCTCGGCGAATTTGGTGCTGCTGCTACTGGTGCTCCCGATGAGCGTAAGCTTATCGATGCTTCACAGCCTGGAGCTGCTAAAGGCGAGCGTCTTTTCCGTGCAATGGGTATGGCTTGGAAAGATTACGAAGCCGATTACTACTATCTTATCACTGATCCTGCTCTTATGGCTGATCTTCGTACTGCCAACCTTGTAGACCAAACGGTTGTTACTGAAGGTAATCTGGTTTTCCAAACTATCTTTAATGGCAAATTCCGTATTCTGCAATCCCGTGCAGCTACTGTTGATTTATCAGCAGGCGGCAATGTCAATGCTCGGTCTGTTAAGACTACTTTCATTGTCAAGCCCAACTCTCTGGCGATGCAAGCACTTACTGTGCCTGTTCCTGTAGAGGTTGATCGTGCTGCTGCTGCCTACCAAGGTGGTGGTACTACTGACATCTGGTATCGCTGGGGCTATGTCCTGCATCCGATGGGCTACGATTGGGCTGGCGCTGAGACTGCGTTTGTTGCTACCAGCGGTGCTGGTGGTTATGACCAAGCAGGTTCTTGGGCGCGTGCTGACATGGGTTATCTGAATCTTGGTATTCTGCCCGTTCTTCATGCTTAATTGGAATTTGATTAGTGGCTTTAGTAATTGGTACAAATAGTTATACAGATGTAGCCTTCGCTGATGCTTATGCATTAGATCGAGAGGGTACAGATGACTTTATCAATCTCTTTGAGGAAGATAAAGAAAAGCTATTAGTCAGTGCTACTGATTTTCTTGACACAATTACTTGGGTCGGAGAAGCAGCTGCCACTACTCAAGCATTAGCATGGCCTCGAAATGCTACATACTATGATCCTAAAATTGGAGCAGAAGTTACTATTAGTAATGAAACTCCAGAGGAGATTAAAGAGGCACAGGTAGAATTAGCAATTTATTTCGTTGCTAATGGAAGTTTCACAGGCACTACTACAAGTAGTTCTGGTGATGGGCCTGATCGAATTAAGGTTGGTTCTATTGAGATAGACGGCCTTAAAACGAGGGATAATATCCCTAATATGACTTTGGAAGGTGTTGAAATTCCGTTTATGGTAAAAAGCTTGATAGATCATTTATTCGGCGTAACTCCTACGGGTTCAGGACTTTTCAAGCCAACTTTTAGAGCATGGTAAAGTGTCGTTAAGAAATTTAGTTGAAACACAAGTCAGTGCTGCCTTTGATCTCTTAGGAGATTTGAAGCAAACTATTGTGTTTTCTACTACCACCAATAGAGATTACAATTTCGCTACTGGTGAAGTTTCTGAATCGAGTACTGATATCACTCTGGAAGGAGTCATAGAAAGTATTACTATTAATGAAGACAGATCGTCCTCTAATATCATAGAAGAACTCAGTGTCAAATTTATTGTAAATAAAGCTGACTTGGGTGATTCTTATAACCAATTTGATAGCTTTACCGCTGATGGTAGAACTTATAAGATTCTGGAATTTACTGATAATGGTTATTCTGTTGAAGGCATTGGAGTAGGTGGATAGCATGGCTAGTTATTCACAAATAATTGGAGATTTGGAAAACATCTTTGCTAGCTCCGAGTGGGTGAGCAACGATATCCAAGCATATCCTTCCAATATTGCTCCTACTAGTAATCGGCCCAATGAGTATGTAATTATTGAAGTACTTCCTGCTCAGGAGCTCAATATCCAATATGGAGATGAGAAACAAGTAGCCGGATTGATTATTCTTCAAATTTATACTCCCGTTAATACTGGAACGAGAAGGATCTATGAAATTTCTGACTTGTTAGACGATGTCTTAAACAAGAAGGTGATAGGTGATTCAATTCAAACATCAGCTTCAAGTTTAGATGTTAAAGGAAATGATTTAGATGATCCATCGCTCTTCAGAGCGGATTATGTTTTACGGTTTTCGTCTTACTAATAGGAGAAAAGACAATGCCTAATATTACTTCAATTGGTGCAGGGATTTACACTTCCCTTGCGTACGTTACAAATACTGTTGTCGAAGGTACTCCCACTGCTGGTGAAGTTAGCCGCGATGAAACAGGTGATGAATGGCGAGTTGAATTTGAGACTCGTACTACGCCAGGTGCTGCAGGCGATAATATCCCTGTAGCATGGGCAGCTACTGCAAATGCAAGAGCTTTTGGTCGTATTAGAGAGTTTCCGAATATTGGTATTCCTGCTAATATCGTAAACGTACCTCAGTACGGTCAGCCGTCTTCTAGCCAGGTGGTAGGCCAATCTGACCCGCCGAACCTTGATTTTACTTTCAACTATGTACCATCTATTCACTATTTTATTGATGATCTGCGAGCTTCTGGTGAAACTAAGCTGTTCCGCATTCGTCTTTCGAATGGTGAATTGGTTAAGTCACAGGGTGGTACTGCTGCTAATGAATCTGGCGGTACTGATGGTGCAGGTTCGGCAGACGTCCAGCTGCCTTACGAGTGGCAAAATGGCGCAGGTGATGATGGTTCAACTATTCGTGAGTTCTCTGATTTCTATCTGTTCGGATCAGTAGCTTCTTTCGAAATTGTACCGGCCCTTACCGATGCTAACCAAGTAAACGTCTCACTGACTATTCAAGGTCAGCTGAGTGGTCCTTGGAGTTACGCAAACCCGACTGATGTTACTACCAGTCTGGTTTATGGCAAGCCGCCTACTGCTTAATTAGCTTAACTAATGGGGGCCTCATGGCCCCCTAATCCCTGACTAAGGATTTGCTATGGATGATGAAAAGCCTTTTGATAAATCCTACGTTATGCGGGTAACGGCTAATAATGCAAAGAAGTCAGTTGATATCTCAATCAATAAGACTTCTCAACGCTTGGAGGAATTTCCACCTAAATCGGTAAAGTGGCAAGAAGTATTAGATACGTTGCACGCATTGCATCAATTTCGTAAACTAATCGATGACTTCCAGGTCCATAATCCTGGATTATTTTTGAAGGAGTAATATTCAATGGCTGATGCACTTTCATTATTGAAGAAGGTGAATACAAAAGAGATTGATTTTAACGGTGATAAGGTTGAGGTCAGAGAGCTCACCTTTAATCAAGTTAAAGAATTCTCAGAGCTGGCTAAGGAATTGGAAGACGTTGAATCGTTTGAAAACAATCGTCAGTCTTTGGGATCTATCATTCGAAAGGGTGTAATAGGTCTTGAGGATATCACCGATGAAGATCTCGGTGAAGCATCTATTGCCTCTCTCAAAGCACTTGCAGAAGCAGTGCTCGAATTCAATGGCCTTAAGGTCAGTGATGAGGAAGTTGAGGGAAACGGCTAAGTGATGAAGAGCTAGAATTTTATGAATTAGCTTTTCACTTAGGCTATCCTGTACATGAAGTTATGGAATGGCCTATCTCAGAAGTAAAAGGGTGGTTTGAATACTTCAAACGGCGTCCGATCGGTTGGAGAGATGACCACCGTTTCTCTTATCTGTTAGCAGCTTGGGGTGTTAAAGAGAAGCCCCATAAGCTATTTGCATCCCTCCATACTATTGAAAGAGAGCGTCAACTGCGTGAAGAAAGAGATCACAGCAGTGATGCTAGTAAACTTGTTGGATCTGGTTTCCTTCATAAGATGATTAAGGATACTGGATGGGATGTGAATGTAAAGGAGTAATATTGTGCCAGTTACTGTAAAGATAAAAGGTGCAGAACAAGAATTTGCCAAAGCTAATTCTGATTTAAATCAGTTTGTAAATAGTGCTATGCGCGCAAGAGCATTTCAAGCTCTTGGAGATTTAAAATCAGTTACTCCAGTTGATACAGGTAGAGCAAGAAATTCTTGGACACTTACTACTTCCCCAACTGAATTTAGAAGCACATTAGTAGCGACAAATGCATTATCTACTACTTTACTGAGTCCACCTTCTAAAGATACTATCGAAAAATTATACATTACTAATGGTGTAAGTTATATCGATAAATTAAATGCAGGAAGCTCTAAACAAGCCCCTTCTCGTTTTATAGAAAATACTATACAAAAGTATTTTGAGATTGAAGGGTTAGTTTACTTAGAGGTTTAATATGGCTATTCGTTTAGAGTTTGTATCTGATTCTAAAAAAGCACAAGCTGATTTAAAACAATTAGATCAAGCTGTTAAAAGTATTGATAAATCCACTGAAAAACTTTCTAAGTCTTTCAGTTTTATTACGAAGAGTCTTGGTACATTAGTGGCTACCTATGCCACCTTTCGAACTATTTCTTCCTCTTTAGATTCATTTACAAGATTAGAGAATAGAGTTGCACTAGTAACAGGTAGAACTAAACAACTCTCTATTGTACTTAACCAAGTACGAGATATATCCTCACGTACAAGAGCGCCTATAGATGATATTGCACAAACATTTAATAGATTAGCAATAAGTGCAAGAGCATCTGTTCCTGAAGCATTAGCGTTAACAGAGACTTTAGTACAAGCAGGGAAGATTGGTGGCGGTTCTGTTGAAACTATTTCTTCTTCTCTAATCCAGTTAAATCAAGGTATTGCTGCTGGTGCTCTTAGAGGTGAAGAATTAAATTCAGTATTAGAAGGATTGCCAAGAGTAGCACAAGCATTAGCTGATGAGTTAGATGTAGATATTGCAGCATTACGTTCCTTAGCTGAACAAGGACAAATTACTTCTAGAGTAATTAAGAATGCCTTAAAAAATAGTGCTGAGGAAATAAGAAAAGAATTTGAACTTATTGAACCCACAATAAGTGAAGGGTTTCAAGCAATAGAAAGAGCCGGTAAAAATCTAGTAAAGAATTTAATAGGTGCTTTTGGTTTCGGAGGGAGTTTAGGTAGAGTTCTTGATAATTTTGCCAAAACTTTAACAGAATTTGGAGATAAATTAGCATTAAGAATAATTATCATTACTTCTAAAATAGAAACACTAATTATTAAATTCCAAACAGCTTTACTTAAAGCTGGTATTGGTTTAGATTTTTCCTTTAGAGAAATTTTTGGAGGAATTCTAGCGAGTACAGGAATTTTATCTCTAGCTCTATTTCGAATTATTTCTTTTACTAAAGCTGTTGCATCCCTTTTCTTTGGATTATTTATCTATCTGGTAGGGCGATCTATTGTACCAGATATGTGGAAGCGAATTGTAAAAGTAACTGCTGATTCAACTAAAGATGCATTAAATGTAATTTCTGGTTTTACAGAGGATACAAAAGAAAGTTTTGATGAATTAAATAAAGAAATTAAAAATCCATTAGAAGAATTAGATAAGAATTTTAAAGCTAGTTTTGAAATTGGTGTTTTAGGAGTTTCAAGTTTAACTGCAATTTTTGCTTTAGTTGCAAAGAAATTTTCTTTAGCATTAGTTACTGCATTGACTGGTACATTGATAGCAGGTACTTCAGGATTATTTTTAAAATTTGCAAAAGAAACTACAAATGTAGTCAGAGAAGAACTTGCACCTTTATTTAGTAATATAGCAAGTGATTTTGTTGAGACTTTAGTAAAAGGGATTTCTGGAATAACACTTTTAGCTTCAGTAGTAGCTAGCCCACAATTGGCATTAAATGCCGCAGTAATTGGAGCAGTAATATTTAATGCTCTAGCCAAATTTTTTATAGGTAGTAATTATTTATCAATAGTAGGACAAATTATTGGTAAAGTGATTAAAGTAGGAGTGATTGGTGCATTAGCTTCTCTCGCTTTAGATATTAACCCTATTACTCTAGCTTCAGATACATTACGTCTTCTTGATTTTGCAGGAATAGTAACTTTACTAAAAATAATAGCTGTTGCTATTGCTGAAAATCCAGTAGCAGCAGGTCTTTCTGCTACATCTCTCGCTATAGGAGTGGCTGGTGGAGAGAGTATAAAGGAATTACTTGTAGGTCTTGGAAAGCTAATAGTTTTTCCTGGATTAGCTGTTGGTGAAGGAACTACACTTGGCGGACGTCAAAGAGCATTAAATAGAAAAGTAGCACCCGCTGAAGCAAGAATTGCAGAGATAGATGCAGATTTAGAAACCTCTAGGGATCGAATTTCTCGTTTTACAGCAAATGCTAGAAGAAATGTACAAGCTCAAAGAAAAATCATAGAGAGACAACAAGGATTAGAAGCAGAAAGATTAGCCTTAATAAGCAATGTAAGAAAGAATGTAGGTAAAGAGAAAAAAGTTTTAGATGCAAAAATAGCAGCGGCTAAACAAGAAAGAGCAACATTACAACAAGAATTAAGTAGAGAACGCAGATTGCGTGGTGGAGCCATCTCTAGTAGGAGAGGCATCAGAGAAGAAGGGCTTATTTTAAGGCGGGATATTAAAGTACCACAAGCAGAATTAACTGCTACTAATGAAGCATTAGCTAAAATTCGAACTACTATAGTAGATGGTGCTACGCGTGCTGGTATTGTATTAGGCACTGCCGTCGGTACTTATGGTGGTGTTGTATTAGGTCAACGTTTTGTTGATGAATTTGAATTAGAAGGTGGAAGAGCACTTGCAGCAATTTTAGCTTCTTCAGCAGTTGTACAATCAGTTACCGCAGTAATTGGAGGAGGAATTGGTAATTTAGTAGCTAAGATTCTTATAGGTATTCCTGCAATTTATAGAGCAGCTAAAACAGCATTATTTGCATTTTTGAATAATACTTTTTTAGCGAAATTATTTGCATATGGTAGAAGTTTTTTATTAGAACTTAAATTAGTATTTACTAATGCTTGGCGGAGATTAGCTGCTATTCTACAAGCAGATGCCGTTAAACGTTTTATAGCTGCATTTAAAAATATTTTACTACTAATTGGAATAACTACATTATTAGTTAAATTCAGTGAAAATCTTCAATCTTTTGGAGCTAAGATCCGAGAGTATCTATTACAACAACCAGTAATAGGTCCAGTATTAATTGGTCTTGAAGCATTCTGGGATAGAGCCGCTAGTTGGTGGGATACCATAAAAACCTTTATAGAAGGTTTAGATTTAGGTGGTAAATTAGAAGCATTAACAGATTCAATTAAGAATTTTAGTCCATTTGGAATTAATATTTTTGGTGGCGGTAGAGATTCGAAATTTGAAGATTCAGTAGTTAGACTTCCTGGAGATTCTTCTGCAAAAAATTTCAAATTATATGCTACAGGAGGATTACTAAAAGGCCCAGGTACAGGTACTTCTGACTCTATACCCGCTCTTTTATCTAATGGTGAATATGTAATAAATGCTAAAGCTACTGCAAAAAACAAACCATTATTAGACGCAATTAATTATAGTGGAGTTGTTCCTAAATTTGCTACTGGAGGAATGGTTAATTTCACTAATACATTAGTGCAAAGTGCAGGTAAAGAAAGTTTAGCGCGTGTAATAGAAGGTCGTAAAGAATTACAAGAGGCTATAACCAATAATAAAGTTACAGAATCTATTCTTAAATTAGATTCTTCTAGTATTAAAGAAAAATATTTTAATAAAGAATTAACTAATCAAGAATATTATTATTGGAAATTAAATCAAGAGTTAAAAGAAGCAGATACAGAACGTGTACAGAAGTTTTATGAAAGAACTTTAGGGGTTGATCTTAATAAAATTAAATCTGACCTCGGTATAGAGAAGTTTTCTTATAAAGAAGGAGGTTTTATAAATGAAATCTCTGGAATGAATAATAACCCTAAACTATTAGATAAATTTAATGAATATTTTATCTCGAAAGATAAAGAAAAAAATTCATATGCAGATGGTGGTTTAGTAGGTTTTCTAGATAGCCTGACTAATAAAGGACCTACATCTTATGATTATATAGCAAATGATAATGCTTTATATAATGCAGTAGATCAAATACAAGAAGCAGTAGTATATAAATATCGTAATTTAGATATCGCTAAAAATGGTGATAAGTTCATTAAAGATTT